GACGACGTGGTGCCAGGTCTGGGTATCGACGGCGTCTCCGCCGGCAAGGCCGAACCGGGCGGAAGGGCGGTAGGCGCTCAGGTGTTGGCGCGGCGGCGCGTCGGACCCCGCCACTGGTTCGGCCGGCGCCAACCCGGCGATCGCCAGGGCGATCCGGCGGTCGATTTCCGCAGTAAGCCGGGTCAATGTCAGCGTCGAGTCGGCGGGCAGCGGAGCGGCCATGTCAGGCTCCTATCACGGTTTGGCCGAGGACGAAGAAGCCGAGCCGATCGTCAAGCGGCGCTCCGATCTTCACCTTGTCGTACAGCATGGCGTAGTACACCTGTAGCGGCGACGTGTTGAACGGAGCCGGGTCCAGGTCGACGACGTAGGAATCGGCGGCGAATCGAAACTGGAACGACAACGGCGCCGGCGCGGTCTCTGCCGCGTAGAACTGGTCGGCGAAGTTGTAACGGAACCCCAAGTTTTCATAACCAACCACGGGGGGCGGGTCGACGTAACGGGCGAAGTTGAACTTGAACCCGTCGACGAACTCCAGGGTGTCGGCTCCGACCGTGTAACGACCTTGGGGCGCGTCAACGTAGGTCGAATACCGGCCGAGCATTTCGGTATCCGTACGTGTCACGTAGTCGTCCGCGGCGAACCGGAACCGGAAAGCGAGACCTTCCGGTGGCTGGGTGAACTGGAACCGGAACGCGACGTCGTCCGCCGCGACGTAGGCGAACTGAAACCGCCAGTCCAAGCCCTGCGCCGGCACAGCCAAGGGCGCCGAGACCAGCGCCATCATCGCCAAAGCGGACTTGATCATGCGGACGGCCCTCCGTGCCAATCGACAATGTCGCCGCCGTCGTCCGTCAACGCCATGACGACGGCGGCGCCGCCGTTCAACAACTTCGTGTGGCCGTACGCGTTGCCCATGCCGACGAACGTAATGTCCGTCCCTGAGCGGTTCTTGATCAGGCAGTTAAACCCTTGCCCGAGCGACACAAAGCCGTCGTACGAGACGAACGTCGCCGGAAGCCGGACCTGGATCACCTTCCCGTTGTGCGTCTCGTGGGCCAACACTAGATCTTCGTCGTCGGCGTCGACCGGCGTCAGGAATTGGTTGGACGCCTCGCCCGGCGGCCCTGCCTCGCCCGTGGCGCCTGTTGGGCCAGTCGGCCCGGCGGGGCCAGTCGGCCCGGTAGCGCCGTTCGTGCCGCTGGTTCCCGCGGCACCGGTCGGCCCGGTCGGGCCTGTCACCCCGGTCGCTCCTGTCGGCCCTGTCGCCCCTGTCGGCCCGGTCGGTCCGATGTTGCCCAGCGCACCGGTCGCGCCTGTGGCGCCTGTCGGGCCTGCGGCGCCTGTCGGCCCGGTCGGTCCGGTCGGCCCTGCATCACCTTGGGCGCCTGTCGGGCCGGTCGCACCGGCGGCGCCTGTCGGTCCGGTCGGCCCGGTCGTGCCCGTGTCACCCTGGGCGCCTGTCGGGCCGGTCGGGCCTGTCGGGCCGGTCGGGCCTGTCGGGCCGGTCGCGCCTGTCGCGCCTGTCGGCCCGATGTTACCCAGGGCGCCCGTCGCTCCGGTCGCCCCTGTTGCGCCGGTCGCGCCTGTTGGCCCGGTAGCGCCGGTCGGCCCTGCGTCTCCGTTGGCGCCTGTCGGCCCTGTCGAACCGGTCGGCCCGGTTCCGCCTGTCGGCCCTGTTGGTCCGGTGGCACCGACGTTGCCTGTCGCGCCGGCCGCTCCAGCCGCTCCGGTTGGCCCGGTTCCGCCTGTCGGCCCTGTTGGTCCGGTGGCACCGACGTTGCCTGTCGCGCCGGCCGCTCCAGCCGCTCCGGTTGGCCCGGTCGCACCTGTTGCGCCAGTCGGCCCCGTCGGTCCAGTTGGACCCGTCGGCCCGCCTTCGGGACCGATGGGGCCACGTACGCCGGTTCCAATTTCAATAAGCGTGACCGTCATCGGGTGACCTCCAAGCTGATCCACGCCCGGCCCTGGATAAGACGGATGACGTTGTCGTCCGGGTCCGTCAGTTCGAGGTCATAGACACCGAGGTCCGTCCAGGTCTTGCCATCAACCACTTTGGTAGGCCGCAAGGCGGACACCGTCCAACCGGCTGACGTCGCCGCCGGAATCGTCAACAGGACGTTCGTTTCGTCGTCGAGGGTGATGTTGCCAGCGACAGTGGACCGGGAGAAGACCGCGGTCGTCGATGCGGCGGACTCACGAATCTGGAACGCGGCCGACCACAGGGACAGGTCTACTACCGCCCCGTCTTCTGACCAACGGGCCTGGAACGATTCGTCTTGCCCTTGGTGAATGTACCAGTCGTACGCCGTGGTCATACTCTATCCCCGACGGGGTGCCGATGGTAGCGATACCACACCCCGGAATTGGTTTCCAGTATCAGGACTTCCGCAACAGAATCATCGGCGCCTGGGCGATGAACCCGGTGGGCGCGACAGCCGTAGAAGCCAGCACACCGTAAGCGTTGATCACGACGAGGCCGCGGAAAGCCGATCCCGGCGTGCTGGAACCTAAAACGTGGCTGCCGGCTGCCGCGCCGATAGTGCAAGTCGGCGTGGCGTTGAACGTAGCCGCCGCCCATACCCGCTTGGGCGGGAGTCGGAGAGCGGTGAACGCCGCCTCGACCATCGCGATAGACGTCGTGTCAACCGTCCCGCAATCCAGAATAAGGGCGCCCGGCATCCCGACGCTGTCGGCGGCGTACAACCCGAGCCGGCACGCTCCTGCCGCCCCTGTCGTCACATTGATCCCTATACGGTCAACCGTGTCGTTCGGCAGGTTGAACGGCTGATAATAGACCCGATCGGCTACCGCGGCGCCGGTCGACGACGACTGAAGGACGGCCTCCGAACAGTAGTAGGACGTGAACGCCGATCGGACGCCGAGGCTCAGGTCGGTCGAGAACGACCATGTCGAGCCGTTGAACAGCAGCCAAGCGCCCCGGCTCTCGTCGTAGGCGACTTGGCCGTCCGGCGCCGTCTGGTATTCCCACGCCGATCCGGTGTACCGGGCGACCTGGTTCTCCTTGCCGGTCCAGGCGCCTGTCGCCGTAGCGGCGATCAGGTATCGGTCGCCTGCGGCGGGCGAACCGGGCGGAGCGGTCACCGAGGCCGAGACGACGGACAACGAGACCAGCGTGTCCAGACGGGCGAAGTCCGCCGCAAAGGTCCACGCATCCCCGGTGGTGTACCCGTAGGTCAGGCCGAAGTTGCTTCCCGCTGATCCTGGCATTACACACCCTCTCCGTATCGAAGCCCGTAGCCCCGGCTGTAGCCGATATCCGCGTGTGGCTGTGCCCACAGGTAGTGGTAGGCCGACGACAGGCCCCCTCGCACAGATTCAATCTCGATCTTCATGTCGGCGATCGGGCCGTCGGCGTCCATCATGGCGTAGGTGTACGTCCAAGTTGTCCCGGATATCCCGGTCGTCTCCCGTATTTCCGTCGCCCCGTCGTATATACGAACCGTGTACGTCGTGCCGGCCTCCGGTCCTACGCTGGCTTCGCCGTGCGCCAACAGGACGTCCGACTGCAGCAGCCGGTCCCGGTGCGCCCAGGTCAAGACGACCTCGCCCAACGCCTCGATACCGTCGGCGAACCGTTCGCCGTTGATCCGGACGTTGCCCGGCGGGTAGGGACGGCCCTGTCGACCGCCGATCACGACCTCATCCTCGAAGGCGTCACCCGGGTCGAGTTGCTGCCCGTTGCTCCGGGTCAACACTTTCAGCCGTACGGTCTCGCCTGGCGAGTACTCCCGGTTGTCGCTGCCCAAGGCGAGGTCCGGAAACCAGATACGGGCGCCGGCGGCGTGGGGCACGGGAATCGTGTCCAGGCAACCACGGGCGACGGTGATTATTCCTGTCGTCTGGTTGTAATCGGTGACCGCGACGACCTCGTTCTCGATCCAGGCGGCAAGCGGGGTTGTCCCGAGCGGCACGAGCCAGTCGCCGGGCATGGTCAACACCAAGTCGGTCGTGTAAGCGCCGATCGCGAAGGTCAGGGTCGCCGTCGGAGTCCATGGGCGGACGCCGCGGTTGACGTAATCCTCGCCGTCGCCGGCGGTCGACAGCACGTAGTCGGTCGACAAGGGACTCGGCTGCTTGGCCGCTACCGCGACGTAGCCGGCGTCGATCGGGACTGCCGCCAACTCGGCCGGCGGCAAGGCGCGGACCAAGTCCCGGTAGGACAGTTCCCGCCAACGCCGGGTGCCGGGCGCCGATACCGAGACGTCCGGCGGAACCCAGGTCCCCGGCTGTTCGGTGATGTACGTGGTCGACGGCAGGGCGAACACGTCCTCGACCGCTACCACGGTGATCTTGGGGTCGACCTGTTTCCCTTCCTCGACCGACCCGGCCCGGAGGACGATGTTCGATATCCCGCGAGACGGCAGGGACAGTCGGAACACGCCTCCCGGGGCGATCTTCCGGCCCCGGCGATCGAGGACCAGCTTCATGCGACGGATGCCGCCCGCCTTGGCCGCGAGGTCACGCTGGGCAACCCTGGCGGCCAGGCCGGATGTCGGGATGCCGGGATACTCGACCGTCAGACTGGTGACGGCGCCGGACGCCTGGATGGCCGCGAGGTTCTGATACCGGGTCTGCCGTTCGTCGTTGGTGTTCGGGTCCTTCCACTTGACGATGATTTCGTTGTGGCTGTTGTCGCCCGAAGTTGAATCGTCCTCCGATACCTCCAGCACGCCGGAGTCGTAGGTAAATACCGGCAGGGCTTCCTCGTCATAGCCGCCGCGGATCAGCCGCAAGGTGAACAATCCGGTTGACCGATCGACGTACAGCGCCGCCCCGATATGCGACACGACCGACTGGATGAACTCGTCAATGTCGGTCTGCTTCGACCACTTCATACAGAGGCCGAAGCCCTCGGTGTACAGCGTGTTCGCGGCCGAAACGAAACTGGGTAGGTAGAAACTGGCGGCGGGCAAGCCCCGGCCCCACGTCGGGTCCGTCATACACTGATAGATGATATGTGCCGGGTTCATCGCCCGGATCGTGTTGTCGGCCAGCCGGATTGTCGCGCGGTTCGAATACCAGGGCGACCCGCCGAACCAACCAGCCGTTGTCCGCTTGACGCGGACAGACCACGGCTTCGGGTACGGGTTGTTCGTGGCGATCAGGCCGTCATAGAACAGGGTCACGACGCCGCGAAGGTCGGACACCAGACCGCCGATTAGCGTCTTGATCTTGCTCGTCGGCTGAAGCGTGGCATCCGAGACGACCGGCTGAGCGGCGGAAGCGGAGAGGCCGATGGCGGCGCCCGCCGGGCCGTAGGCGACGGCGGAGATCGTCAGGACGTTCGAGTCCCCGGACGCTATCACGCCCGCCGCGACGGTGTCAGCGTTGATCGCGGCTCGCAGGCTTTGTGCCGTGCCGGCGGCGTCGTCGCGAAGAGGTACGTCAATCATCAGATTCCCCTCCGCCCTCGCCCGAACCTGCCCCGCCTTCGCTCGATACGCCGCCGTCCTCTACCGGCGGCAGCGGCTCGACGAACGTGTAGACGATCCCGTTGATTGTCACCGTGTCGCCGAGGTCCGGCTGGGCGCCGAACGTCAGCGTTGCGGCCGCCTGCCCGTCGGCAAGAACTTGATCGGAGGCGCCCATGGCGACGAACAACGGGCCTCTGACCCCGCCTTCTTTGTCGTCACCGCCAAACAAATTGCTGGCCGAAATTTCGACGTTGGTATTCCCTGTAACTGTGCCTGTCCAGGCCGTACGATCGCTGACCTTGATCTCGGTAACTTCGTCGACCGGGCCGCGGCACAGGCCCATCAGGACGGCCATATAATACCGGTATCCGACGACCTGGCTACCGCCACCGCCCTTGCTACTCATGGGCGGCGGCCCGGGCCTCGGCTACATCAGCCACGCGGTCGGCGATGGCGCAGTTTTGGGCGCGGATCACGTCGATCGGGTAGCCGTCGTCGAGGAATGTCTGCCAGGACAAGTCCGTCTTGGCGAACCAAGCACGGGCGCCCCGGCAACAAACACCGGCCGCGCGAACGTGACTGATCCGGACCGTGGTCACTTCTTCCCTCCGGTCGAAGCCGTAATAGCCTCGGTTCGGTAGTTGCCGTACCAGGCAACCGTCCAGTCTTCGATCCAGACGTCCCCAAACACCACGATTTGCGGCGTTCCCTCGGCGGACTGGGGGAAGTCGAAGTCCTCGAACGCGGCGGGTTTTGTCGCGTTGCTGGGCGTTTTCTTGGCCGTCAGCAGTTGCAGGCCGAACGAGACGACCGACAGGGCGATACCGACGTAAACCAGCCATACCGGCATAGGACCCTCTCAGAAAACTATCTCGCCGTCGAACGGACTTTTGCCGGGCAAGTACGGATGCCCGCCGAAGTTCGACAGGTTATCGAATTTCGTGTTGCACGTCGATGCTGACCGGTCACACCCGGCGAAGCCCACCACGGCGTCACCGATCTCCAGCCCGTATGTCGTCGTCAGCACGGACACGACGGACCCGGTGTGGGAGATGATCGCCCGGCGAAGCGCGTGGCCGTCGCCGTCGACCTTCTCGATCCACCCGCCGTCGAACCAGCCGTCTCCCAGGGCGTCGAACTCCGGGACCGATATCGTGCCGCCGCCGACCGCCGTGATCGTCCCGGTCGTCACGAAATCAAGCGGGCCCGCTTGGCACTGGCCGTCGTACAATGCGTGCGGGCAGCCGCGACTCCATAGCATCCGCAGGCCGCCGCGGCTCAGGCTGGCCGTGGCGGTGTTGCAGACCAGCGAGGAAGTTATTTCGTCGACCCGGCGGACCGCGCCGATCGTGCCGGCCCACACGATGAACGGGTCGGTCTCGCCGTCGTGAACCCGGCGGATGATCAATCCAACCGGGTCTTCCGGCGGCGCAGCCAGGAACAACAGCGGCACTGGCAAACTGGCGGGCATCGTCACCGTCAACTGGTCGGATACCTCGTCGCCGGATTGCTTGATTCCTTCGTCCGAGATCGTGATCGCTGTGTAGGTGTCCGCCCCGACGACGACGTCGCGGTCGGCGGACGTGTATCGGTAGTATGTCGTCACCGGAGTTCCCGACACGGTCGGTGTCGTGCTGCGGACGAACGTGTACAGCGTGATCGGGACGCCGTCGAAGTTGCTCAGGTCTTGGGCGTCGGTTGTCACTCAGACCTCCGTCGAGTTTGGGAACGGCAGCGGTGTCCAATCAGATGCCGATCGTAGCACAGGCACCCGGCGGAAGGCTGCCGCGATCTCGCAAACGCCGTCGGTGTCCGTCAGGTGGTTGATCTCGAAACGGTCCTGGTCGAACCGGCCGGGCATCAACAGGCTGATCCGGCGGACCCAGTCCTTCGAAAACCCGAGGTTGTACGGGGCGTCCAGTGTTAGCAGTTCCGTGTTACCGGCGTCGATGATCGTGGACCCGGTGATCTGGCGGTACGCCGTTGTGCCGTCGCGGTACAGCATAGCGATTTGGTCTCGCCCGGTCTCCGGCCCTCCGGTGTCGGTGTAGCCGTTGCGCTGCACCGTCAGTTGGTTCTCCCCGTCAGCCACGTTCTCGGTCAGCTTGAAGTCGATCGAGGGAGACGGGAACCAAGCTTGGGCGGCCCGGCCCTGCATCGCGTACAGCAGCGACCGGGCGAAGTCGGCCCGCGTGCGGCCGACGAAACTGGACGTGCCGGTGACCCCGGGGAACGCCAGGTCGGCCGTGTCCTGCCGCAACCGGATGCCGGTGTTGTTGTCCGACTCGACGAACAGCCGGCGGACCGTGCCGCCGGGGTTCTGGCTCTCGTTGAACGGGAAGGCGATCACTGGGTAGCCGTCGTAGGTATCGAGGCCCGGGTCGTCGGCCCAGTTGGCAGGAGTCAGCAGGTCGAACCGGACCTGAGCCACGGTCGCGTCATCGGAGGCCCTGGAGAACGACACCGCGTCCTCCGACAGACGGGAGCGGGCTGCCGGGTAGACCTTGGCCCCTGCGGCGGCCAAGACGGCCAGACCGGGGGAGGCCAAGGTCAGCGTCGTCAGCCCGCCGGTCGCGGACCCGGACGATACCTCAGCGACCGTCCAGTCGTACGGCGTCGACCCTTGTACGCAAACCGCGGTCGCCCGAGACAACTCCTTCCGCTCGCCGGATATGACCAGGCGGAGCGACCCTGCCGCCTCGGAAGCCAGAAGCCGGCCGGCCTCGTACCAAACCGGAAGATAGAACTCGCCGCCGCCGTAACGATCCAGGTAAGCATCGAAGAAGCTCCTGTTGACGTTCGAAAGCGTAACACCGAACTCCAACGCCCGGCGAGGGGCAAGTCGCAACACCTGACGCTGTTCCGCCCCCGTGGGTGAGGCATACACGCCCGTCAGCCACTCCAGGCTCTCGACCACAGGGGAGGCCCAGTTCGGCGGCACGGCCCACAGAGGGATCGACAGCAGGGCCATCAGGTCCGGACCATCTGCCGTACGGAGGCCGCGTTACGCTTGATGATGTTCACGACGACCCGTTCGCCGGCCGGGGTCGCCAGGGCGCCCGCCAAGGCCGCCTCGTCGAACAACAGGACGTTCCGGATGTTGACGTCCTGGTTGGCGCCCCCTCCGTTCATGCGGTTCCGCGGGCTGTCCTTGGACAAGACCTCCTCGCCTTTCTGGAGGACCGCCGCCTGTTCATCGGGCCGCAGGCCGACCATTCCGCCGCTGTGGTAGCGCGGAGCGTTGGCGAACCACTCAGCCGGCCCGGAGAACCGAGGCCCGGGCGTGCCGACGATGCCGCCGTTGTGCGACACCATGAAACTGGCCGAACTGACACCCGGCATACTGACCGTACCGACGGCTCCGGCTACGCCGGCGCCGCCCGAAAGGAACCCGCCGGCGCCGGCAACCGACCCAGCCAGACCGAGAACCTTGCCCAGTGTCCCGAGGAACCCGACTCCTGACGAGGCGCTGGCGACAAGCGACGATGCGGCCCGGGCGGCGTAGATCTCGAAGATGGCCTTAGCCACGGCCTGCCCGATCGAGGCCAGCACGTTCAACGCCATGTTGCCGACGGAGCGCATGACGTCGCCCCACTTACCTGTCTGTGTGGCGGCTTCAGCGATCGCCTTCGTGACGTCCTGGATTCCCGCCACGGCCGACGACGTGAACGCCTGCGACGCGCTGCTCTCGATCCGCGCCATGAGCGGGTCGATGTACCGGGCCTCCGACCGGAATTGCTGGGCCTTCGCCGTCAGCAAGTCCATCTGGTTGGTACTCAGGTACTTTGCGGTGTCGGACGAGCCGATCAGTTTTTCGAGTGCCGCTACCGCCTCCAGGATCTCCGGCGTCGTCTTGGCGTAGGCAGCAGCCACGCGGTCCTGGGCTTCGGCCAGGGTGACCGCGCCGGTCTGAGCCAGGTTGTTGTATGTCTGGACCTGCGTATTCCGCTCCGCGATGATCCGGTTGATATCTTCCTCGCGGAACCGTACGGTCTCCAAGGCGGCGGCCCGATCACGGGCCTCGGCCGCCTGCGACTCGAAGGCGCCGATCGACTTGCCGCCGATCGCCGTCCCGCCGGCCGCACGGAACGCCTGGATGTTCCTGGCCAACGCGGCGAACCGATCGTCGATCTCCCGGATACGTTCTTCCAGGTCGACCAAGCCCCGGGCGCCACCGGCGCGGGACAGCGCCGACAACTGCGACATCAGGCTCGACTCGCGGCCGAACTCGGCCCGACCTGCGGCGGCGGCGGACCGAGCCTTGGCCGCCGCGGCTTTCCGCTCCCGTTCGGCCTCCGCCAGACGTTCGCGTTCCTGGGCCTCCGCTTGCTCCCTGGCGGCCTTCAGGCCCTCCCGGGTCACAACCCCCGCGGCCCGTGCCTGGCCCTCGCCCGCGACGCCGGCAGCCGCGATGGCGGCGGCGTTGGTCCCATCCTTGACGGCCTGCGTGAGCCGTCTCTGACTCTCGGTGTACCGTTCCGTCTTGATCTTGGCGTCTTCGGTCTCGCGGGCGAGGTTGCTGATCGCCGCAGTCTCCGCGTCGGACAGCGTGACGCCCATTTTCTGGGCGTTCTCCAGCGCCGAGATGACCGCGAGTTCGCGCCGTCGCTCGTCGGTCAGGCCGATGACCGCCTCTTTCTGGCGTTCCAGCCCGCGAACGTAGTCGTTGACCGTGATCTGGCCGGCGTCCGTACGCACAGCCAGGGCACCCGGCGCCCCTTCCGCTGGCGGGTTCAGGTAGTCCTCCAGTTGCTTGATCCGCATCTGGAGCGCCACCCGTTCTTGGTCGATCATCTCTTGCGGCAGACCTTCGGCCTGCTGCCGGGCCGACAAACCGGAGAGTTGCCCCTGTGCGTCTTTAAGCTGGGCCTGGGCGTTCGCGGCGCCCGCCGACCGGAGAGCCTTGGCGACCTTCTCGACCACGGTTGCTAGTCCGTTCCAGGCAGCCACGGCGACGGAGATCGGCCCGGTGTCCGAGAGCCAACGCATGAAGTCCCGGTAGAGGCCCCCGACCTCCCGGAGCGCCCGACCCCACGGCCCTAGCCCTTCCTCCGCCGCCGCTCGCTGACGGGCCGACAACAGGTCGAACGCCGTCGCGTTGGCCTCCGCCTGTTTGCCGCTCTCGAACATCCCCCTGATGTTCTCGGCCTGGGCCGCCGTCAGGAATTGATACTGCTGGTTCAACTTGACGATCGACTCGTAGCCGGCCCCGAACCCCTCGACCAACGCCTTGAAGACCTCGGGCACTTTGCCGCCGACCCGGTCGACGATGTCCTGCGACACCTTCAGGAACCCGGCGATCCGATCCTGGGCGACCCCGCTGCCGATCGCCGACCGAATGGCCTCGCCGGCGTCTGCCCAGGACACGCCGTAATCCCGGACCTTGTCTCGGATCGCCGTCAACTGGGTCGCCTGGTAGGCGAGGCCGCTTGTCGTCGCCAACAGGTCCGCCCGGAACTGCTTGGTCGACTCCTGCTGCCGGGCCGCCTCGAAGAAAGCCAACGTGGCTGTCGTAGCCACGGCGATGACGCCGGCGTAGCGAGGGATCAACCCGATCAAGTCGAACAGGTTGCGGTTGAAGATTTGGAGGATCTGGCCGCCCTGCTGCCCGATCACCTGGCCGATGCCGGTGCCGCTCGCCAACTGGGTGACGATGTCGTTTACCTGATAGCCGAGGTTCTGGAGTTCGAACCCGCGAAGGCCGAACAGGCCGGTGTCGCCGCCGCGGCCGGGCCGCTGACGGGGGCCGGATGGCCCTGCGGCCGACGAGACGCCGCCAGCGGCCGGGCGGCTTGGCGCAGGACTGGGCGCCGGCGCCGCACCGCCAGGGGCGGCCAGCTTCTTCTCCTCGGCGGCGAGAGCCTTGGCTTCCTCTTTCGCCAGCCGGAGGTTTCGGGCGTACCCGGACAGCGACGCTGACAACACGGTTTTGGCTTGGCCGACCTGGGTCGCCGTGTTGATCAGCGCCTTTTGCGAGGCGTCCAAGTCCTTGACGCCGATCCCCGTCTTCAGGAGTTCGACCTGGGTGTCGTAAAACGATTTCCGTGTCCGGTGGTAAGATTCGGACATGCGGTCGGCGGTCTTGGCAAGCTGCTCCTGCTGCCGTCGCGCCGCGGCGGCCGAAACTTCTCCGGCGGTCAGGCTTTTCGCCAGCGCCTCGGATGCGTCCCGCGCCGTCTTTGCGCCGGCCGAGAACTCGGTCATTTTCTTCGCGAGGTCGCGGTACCTGTCGAGGAGCGCCTGCTGCGAGACCAGCGCCTTCTCGATTTGCTCCAGCTTGGACAGGGATTCGCGGAGTTCGCCGGCAGCCACTTTGCCTTGACGAGCGCCGGCTACCTGGGCTTCGAGCGACGTGTTCAGGTTGTCGACGGCGGTCTTGATCTTCGCGAAGTCGGCCGACGCCAGGTCCTTGACCCGCATCGCCAGTTCGACATCCCGACGATCAACCATTGGTCAGGCGCTCCAGCGTCGTTTTGAAGTGGCTGCTGTTCGTGCTGAGAACATCGACAGCCGCCGCATGGAACAGGATAGCATCCGTCGCGTGCGCCTGTCTAACACGACGCTGTACGAGATGGGCCTCGGACCACAGCACACCCAACGGTAGCCGGTGTGCCTCCTCCCGGGTGAACCCGTTGGCGACCAGCAGGGACGCCGAGTCGCGCTGTAGCCAGTACCAGACTAGGGCAGGGCGGCCCCGGGCGACGGCTCCGCCGGCAGCATCGCGCCGGCTGTCTGGAGGAGTGTCGCCAAGATATTTCCCAGGCCCGCGACGTCCTGGAACGTCAGGCTGCCGATCGCCGACAGAGCGGTCACCTGGGCGTGCAGCGGCAGGGTTGCCGCCTTTCGGACCAACGACGGGTCGAACTCGGCGGTCGACGGCGCCGCGGCAATCGCGATGGCCGCCGACACGAAATTCGGCGCCTGGCGGACAAAGTCCATGGCGATGTTCACACCGGCCTGCGGAGTCAGCGTACGGCCCTTGATCTGGCCGGACAGGATGCGTTCGACCGCCTCGATATCGTCGACGAACGACGTGAACAGAATCGTGAGGTCCGCGACCCCGAGACCGCGGACATCAAAGTCGCCGCCCGGAAACGCGATGTTGCGCGTCTCCGGCTTGTAGTCAGCGAGGGCCATGGATCACCGCTTCCGCCAGTAGACCTGCTTGTAGGTGCCGAGGGTCAGAACTTCGAAAGTCATCGTGACCGACAGCCATGTATCGCCCTTCATGGGCAGGTCGCCGGTCGGGGACAGTTTGACCCGGGGAATGAAGAAGTCCCGGTCGTCGCCCTCCGGATTGTCGGCGATGTAGCGCAGGGCGCCCTCGACCAGAAGGTCGTCCGCCGTCAAGGTTTCTTCGGTGTGGGTCTCGACATCGTACGACACGACAAGGATGTCGTCGTTGGCGATGTTGCTGTCTTCTTCGATGTACAGCCGGCCCATCGTCTCGTCGACGGTCCAGTTGCCGGCCGAAGGAATCGTGCCGCCGTTCGTGCCGCTGGCCAGGGCCGAGGCGGACAGCGATGGGTGGGTGCCGGAACGGGCGATGCCGAGCGTGTTGGCCCAGGTGCCGGCCGTAACGGCGGTCAGGGTGATGACGGTCGAGGCGCCGGTCGCGACGACCTGGAGTTCGTCCGGGTGGTCGTTGATAAACGCCTTGACGGCCTGTGCCGTGAGAGTGGCCGAGCCGCCGAGGTTGACTTGATTGCCTGTCGCGCCGCTCGCCTTGAACGTGATCACGACCCCGTTGATCGTCAGGGTGTCGTCGGCCGTCGGCTGGCCGCTGAACGTCAGCGTGCCGGTCGCCTTGACGCCGGTGTTGTCGCGCACAAGGACCGACGAGACGTTCGTCACACCTTCGGGACGGTGTGCCCGTGTGCCAAGCTGGTAGTAATACCCGCGCTGAACGGTCAGCGTGTCGCCGTCGTCGGTGATCTCGGTCGTGGTCCGGTTGGTCGGCTCCGCGCCGAAAATCAAGCCGAGGTTGTCGCCGGTGATGTTGTCCGTCGTGAACCGGCCGGACCGCGTCCGCTGGGTCTCGACGGACATATCCTTGATTCGGATGCCCTCGTCGCTGGAGTAGTGCTCCAGGTTCTCGACAGCCACGGCGAGGACAACTTCGGTCGTGTTGCCGAGATACCGTTCACCGGTGCCGGTCGTGGTGTCGGCGGCGAACCGATCGAAATACAGCTTGCCACGTCCGAGGACGTAATTGTTGGCCATGGTTGCCTCACTCGTACGGGTTGGCGGGGTCTACTGTGCGTTGTAGCGAAACCGGCAGGTAAAAGAAAGCCGTGTCGCTGATTCCCTCTTGCGGCGGTCGGACCAAGCCCGGGCCGATCGTGGCGCCGGAGATCCGCGGCTTGCCGGCGGCACTGTTGCCGAGGCGGTAGACCGCCGGGTCGACCGGTTGGCCGGACGTCCGGACGGCCACGATGTCGGACAGGCGTTGCTCTACGGCGGCCATCAGGTAGTAGGCGGGGTCGGTCGGGTGTTCAGGGTCGTCGACCGCCCAGCCCTGGATCAGCAGACCCCACTCCCGCACGCTACGGCGGTTGTTCTCCGCAGCCACGGGCAGCAGCAGGCCGTCTTCGGGCCGGGGCGCCTCCAGGATCGACAGCATCGGCAACGGCTCACCGTGGCCGAACCGAACCCGGCCGCGGAACACGCGACCCTGGAGATCGAAGTCGTAGCCGTTCGTCGGCTTGATCCCTTCCAGGTGGGTCGTCAGCGCCTTCAGCGCCGCCAGGGCGATCGGCTCCTTCATGTCGGCGACCGGCTCAGTCGGACGAATTGTCGAAGAAACTCCTCGGACAGCTTGTCCAACGCCTCGGGCGCCACGTCAGCCGCTACCGTGCGGAACACCTGGTCGACCGAAGGGCCGTACAGCAGGACGACGCCCGGGCCGAACCGTTTGGCCGGCAGCTTGCGGTTCACCAGTTCCTCGCCCGGCGCCAGACGCAACGCGAGGCCCTTGTTGCCGTTCTTCAGGTTGACCATGAACGCCCGCTTCATGCGGCGCGGGCGGCCCGGCGCAACGGTGACCGTGGCGCCACTCTTGGTCGCCCCGAACCGGGCGAATCGGGCCAAGGATGTCGGCTCCGTCCGGCCGGCGATCACGGCCTCCAGATCGGTTTCCTGGGCGTACTTCTTAATGAAGAACCGAGTCGGGTCCTCCAGGTAGCCGGGAGGAAAGGCGACCTGCTGTCGCATCAGGACGCGGGACTTCTTCAACCCGGTTCGATCAGCCACTTGGTTCAGCGCCAAGCGAGCGCTCTTGCGGGCGGCGTCGGGCGCCCGGGCGAAATAGTCGGACAGGTCGCGTACGTCGGAAAGGTCGACCTCGATGCTCACGCCGACCCCCCGTCTTGCGGCGGGCGGCTCACGGTCCAGGCCACGGTGATCGGGCCGTCCGGCGGGTCCTCGGTGTCCAGCACGAACACGGCGTTCCCGTAGTCCGGGAACACCACACGGCCGAGTCGACGGAGGCGGATTTGTGCGGAAGTCAGTTCGTCCCGGCTGAACACCAGACGGTCGACACGGGCCAGGACCTCGGCGTAGCCGACGCTCTCGATATCGCCGTACGCCTTCGCGTCGGCCGAGTGCCAACGGACGGTCAGCGGGACGGCAGAGGCGGTCTGGGTGTCGGAATAGAGGGCGGAGGCCGCAAACGTAGAGTGTACGGCCCTCCGCATCGCGAGCTTGGCTTCGAGGAAGCTCACTCGTCCGCGGCGGCCTGCGCCGCCGGTGCCGGCCAAGGGTTGAACGCCGGGGCCGCGGCCTCGCCGGGCAGAGGGCGGAGGGCCTTCTGGCCGGTCAGCATGACGATCTCCGACTCCGTGAAGTCGAACTCGTCGCCGGCCCGAAGCTGGATGACCTTGCGGCCCCGCGTCAGGTCAATCGAATTGGCGGCGGTTCGGATCATAGGTCGGCCTCCAGGATTGCCGCCTTCCCGGTCTTGCGGGCGGCGGGCTTCGCCGCGGCGACGGGTTCCGGCGCGGGCGGAATCTCCTCTTGCACCGGCCGACGGAGCGCGGGCGGGGTCTGCCCGGCCAAAGATGTGATCTCCTCGGCCGTGAAGTCGAAAACTTCTCCCGGGGCGACGGTCACCCGCTTGCCGTCCCGGGACGTAGTGATGCGCTGGAGCGCGACGCGAGTCGGCATATCAATGCACCTTCAGCTTGAACGCCCCGTTGGGCTGGGCCGGCACCATGAGGGGCGCGGACTGGATCATGGTGTAGGCCGTCGACGGGTCGGGGACGGTCCACATTTTCGGGAACATCTCCAACGCCGCCAGGCCGTTCGGGCCGGCGTCCAGGTCCTTGATCGCGCCGAAGCAGCGAACGCCCTGGATGCCCGGGCCGGTTCCGACCACGGTGTTCGTGTCCAGAACGTCGGTCGCCGTGCCGCTGTCATCGTCGTACTGATCACTGTAGCGATACAATTCCAGCCCACCGGTGCCCGCGGAGCCGGCGAGACGGCCCATATACTCGAACGGGCCGGGGTCAGCAGCCACGAGGGAGAAGTCGGTCGTCGACCCGCGCTGCTGGTTGCTCAGCAGGGCTGTCACGTCCGCGTGCGTGCTGAAGTATTCCCAGGCGTCCGCGCCGAAAGTCAGACGGGTGATCGGCGTCCGGGCGAGTTCAAACGACCGCTTGCGCTTGGCGGCGATGTCGGCGAGCGGCGTGGCGGTCGTCTGGGACCAGCGTTCGGTCGTCAACAGGGTTTCCGCGAGATCGGCGTGGCGGCCGAACGAGACGGTCACGGCCGGATAGTCTTCGCCGGACACCGTCACCTGGCCGTCGATGATCGCCTTCGCGGCCATCCACTCCCAGCGGCGCTCGATCATCTCGCGTTCGCGGCGCATGTTCTCGACGATGATCGCCTGAACACGCTGACCGGCGGACATTTCCCCGGCGAGCGCCTCGCCGGCCATACGCGGAAGGCCCTGCGACGGGTCGACCGCGTGCTTCGGCTTGACATACGCCGGGCGGAACACCTTGGCCGTGTGGCCGAGTTGCGCCATGACGCGGCCCTGGACGTTCGGCGCCACGAACGGCGCCAACACGCGGCTGTCCGCCACCATGTCGAACTGGATGTCCATGGAGTCGAACGTCAGGGTGCGCGGGAAGTACTGAAGCCAGTAGGGCGTCAGCGGCTTCATTACGCGGATGACGCCGATCAGCGTCCGGGTATCGTACATTTCCACCGTTCAGAATCCTTCCATCAGGTCGCCAAACGGCGGGTTACTTCGGCTGGTCGACGAACAGCGGGGACCCGCTGCAATGGGCCTGCGCCGCCGCGAGCGAGGCGACCGCCGAGTTCCAGTCGATCAGGTCGTAGTTGAACGTGCCGGACCGGAAGTACGGTGCTTCGAGGTCCGCGCCATCAGCGTCGGCCGCTTGCGCCATGAACCCGGCCAGCCGGGCCTCGGGTGCCAGGACGGTCGTGTCGTCGCCGCCGCCGGTCAGGGTGGCCGCCGACAGGGACGGGTAGGTGCCGGACTTCGCCAGGGTGATCGCGTTGCCGACGGCGCCGGCCGCGTTGGCCTCGACCGTCAGAACCGTACCGGCCTGCGCCGCGTTGATGCCCAGGGCGACGGTGTTGGTGGTGATGTACGTCAGCAGGTTAGTCGCCGTCAGGGTGGCCGTGGCGCCGATGTTGACCTGTGCGCCGGTCGCGCCGGACGCCTTGAACGTGATCGCCGTGCCGTTGAGGGTCACCGTGTCGTCGGCGGTCGGCTGGCCGCCGAACGTCAGAGTGCCGCGGGCGTAGGTGTCGCCGGTCTGGGCGGTCGCGGTCGGCGACCACGCAACGGCCTTGCCGGCGGCGTTGATCCCGATGGCCTGATACTTGGCAAGGTCTTCGCCGGTCAGGACGACGACGGAGGCCGTGACGACCGGGCCGTTCAGGATGAACTGAGAGGGGGAGAAGGAGCCGGCCGACAGATCGCTGTTGGCCAGATCAGAGTCGAGTACGGTGGTCATCGGGGTCTCCTCAGTTGACCAGGAACTTGGTTCCGGTCACGGCGGCGTACGCGGCCAGCAGACCGTTGGTCTTCGCTTCCGGGGTGTCCGCGCCGGCGAGGTTCGCCGGATCGGCTCCGACACCGGGGGTGCCGGCGGCGGTCATCGCGGCCTCCAGCGGGTTCGTCACCTGGGCGGTTGGGGCGGTCTCGACAGCGGCGACGGCCAGCAGGCCCTTCGCATCGTCGACCGACATACCGGTCTTGGTGGCCAAGTGCAGGGCCATCGCGGGACGGGCCTTCGCTTCGTCGCTCGCCAGGATGCCCGAGATACGGGCGCGCTCCGCGGTCGTGGCCTGCGCCGCAATCGCCACCGTGTCGACGGTCTCGACGGCGGCGGCAGGCTGGGCGGGCGAACCCTGTGCGGTCATGTCATCATCCTCCTCGGACGCAAGAGCGGCCTGCAAGGCCATGTCGGGCGTCATGATATCGTTAACAAGGCCGGCTTGCAATGCTTCTTCCGCGTCGTAGCAGGCCGCCTCCGTTGCGCGGACGGCTTCTTCCGAAATCCCTCGCCCAGCAGCCACGGCGGCGACGAACCCGTCGTAGGCCGAATCTACGGACGCCGTGATCCGTTTCTTCTCGTCGTCCGACATCTCGGTCATCGGGTTGCCGTCCAGCTTGCGCTTCCCGGCATAGATGAACGTGACCTTGACGCCCGCGTCCTCGGCCATCTTGGTCATATCCCACCGTGCCGCGACGACGCCGATCGAGCCGACCCCGCCAGAAGGCGTGACGACGATCCGGTCGGCGGCGGAGGCGAGATAGTACGCGGCGGAGTAGGCAGCCGAGTCGACGATAGCGACGGTCTTCTTCGCGCTGCGGAGCGACAGGATCGCGGAATAAGTCTCCGGGCACCCGGCGACCGTGCCGCCCGGTGAATGGACATCGTACGCGATCACCTGGACGTCCGGGTCGGCGGCGGCCTCGGCCGTCTGTCGGCGAATGAAGTCGTAGCCGGTGACAAAGCCCCACGAACTCGGGAAGCGGTTGATCAGGACGCCGTGAACCGGGATGACCGCAACGCCGCTGGCGAACGCGAACGGCTTGCTTGGCGCCGGCGACCCGAGGCCGTAGGCGGCCAACGTCGCCGTCATCCGGGCGCCGAACTCGCGCTCCTGGGCGTCCGAGTCGGCGGCGCTCAGCACGCGGACCGCGGCCATCACGGCGGATTCGAGTTCCCGGTTCTGGGTGGCCGACCCGCTTGCGACATACGCCGGGCGGGTGTTGAACTCCGAGAGGACCCGGGCGGCGGTGTACTGGCTCATGCTTCGTCATCCTGGTTGTCGCGGAGCGTGGCCTGCTGTTCGCCCTTGCCCTGTTTGGTGGCGTCGAGGTTGAACTCCAGGTCCATCGACTCCGCCAGTTTATCCTCGCGGGCGAGCTGTTCGAAGACCTCCCGGTAGTCCTTCCCCAGTTTGGCGCACTCGGCCTCTCGGGTGGACAGGCCGGCCTTGACCCGCATGAGGGCGGCCTGGGTTTCTTTCATCTCGTCGGTCTGGCCGGCCGATGCGCCAATCCACGTTGCCCGGCAGAACGCCTCCCGGCCCAGCGGGGCGTAGAAGGCGTCTCGGGTCTGGACACGGCTCTTGCCAGGCAGCGACGGGATGTTCTCCATCCGGTTGATTTCTTCCTCCAACCAGAGGGTATAGGCGAAGTTGGCCGTCTTGTCCGCGACCAGCCGCTTCCGGGCGGCCATAAACCGCTCGGTCGCCTGAAGGGACAGCCGGCCGCCGGAGTAGGACAGCCGGGCATAGTCTCGCGACAGTTCTTCGTACGACACGCCGAGGCCGGCCGCCGTGTGCCGTAGCAGCGATCCTTCGAAATCCGTTCCTACTCCGCCCGGTGTGCCGGCCGGCTTCATGGTCAGCTTAGACCCCGGGAATAGGTGGGGGATCATCGCCCCGTCCATCCGCAGGCCGTTGGCCTCGCCGACATAGCCGTCGAGAGCGGACAGGTATTGGCCGATAGGGCTGACCCAGGCCGAAGAGTCCGTGCCGCCGCCCATAGCGGCGACCATTACCTCGGAAGGCAGTTCCGACTCGATCGCAGCAGCCACGGTGGCGTTGACGATGGCGTTCTCCAGCGTGGCCCCCCGGAACTTCCGGGTCATCTGCATGGTCTCCATCGCGGCGACCAAGTCGGACAACCCTCGGTTCTGGCCCGGCTCCAGCGGGTCGAAAATGTGCAACACCTGGGGCCTGCCCCACGGCAATTCAGCCCGCACCCGTTTCCACGTCCAAAGGTCGAAATTGACCCCGAAATCGCCCGGGTTGTTGGCCTGTACGTGGTAGGCGATCGGCCGGCCGCGGGCGTCGATCTCGACCCCGCGCCGCATGGTGCTGGAGTCGGACACGCCGTTTGGATTATTCAATCGGGCCGGCGCGGCGTGCTGGATGGCCGTTCGGCAGGGCCGGTCGGCGTCCTTGATCCACTCGGCGACCTGGAGCGACTCGCCGGTCACGACGAAACTGGCGACGGCCAGGCGAACCTTGTCCGTCAACGTCAACTTCCGGCTGGCGTCCAGCCAGTTTTTCGGAGATTCGGCCAGCAGCATGAACCGGGCCTCGATCACCTTCTGGAACTCGTCGGCCCACGCCTCGGTCGCCCCGAGGACCAACCAGTTCGGCATGGCCGACAGCCGGTAGTGGGACCCGACGATGCTGTTCTGGTGGATCTTGACGGCGTTCGCTGTGGTCGGGTCGTTCCGTGCCAAGTCCCGCCCGCGGTCGTCCGCCACGGGCTTTGCGCGGTTGATCAGGACGTCGGCGCTGCCGGACGGCGCCCGCCAGGATGCCAGACGACGGGACGTCGTGTCCGCCCCCTCCAGGCCGCCCAGGGCGACGGGTGCCGCCGACGTGACGGTGACCGCCGTACGGCGGGAGCGTTTCAAAGCCATATCCGCATCGGCCTCCGGATTGCCGGGTTGACCGTCGGGGCGGCGATCAACGCCTTCAATTCCTGGATGTACGAGTACAGGCCGGTTCGGTTGGCCGCCGTGTACTCAATCCGCTCGCCGTTCTGGTCGACGACGACACGCGGCGACGTGCCCGTCATCAACTGATGATAGGCGGCTTCGGCCTGGGCCAGCAGTTGCGCGGTGGTCGCCACTCGATAATCTCCCGCCTACGCGGCCAACCGCCGGCCGAGTGCCCGGAAATCATACTCCGCCTTCTTCTCAGGCGCAAACGTATCCTTTTCGGTCGCGAACACCAGGTCGTTGACGTCCCACGGGGCGGCCCAGCCGGGCGGACGGCTCCAGTTCAACGCCTCCGCCTGGACGTACGACGAGACCAGATAGCCGAGGCCGTAGTAGCACAAATCCCAGGCCTCGTTCCGGTAGTGGCCGGGGTTCTCCCAGCCCTTCGGCGTCCGGGTCTCGGCGCACAGTTCGGAATAGTAGGAGTCCGGCAACCACGAAGGGAACCGGATCATCCCCTTGCCCGGTTCGATGTTGTCGATCCGTCCGGCGACCGCGTCCTTCAGGACGTTCGGGTTCAGCAGCAGGACCGGAACATCTCCGCGGGCGGCCGACAGCTTGTCCTTTTTCTGGGCGTCCGGGTAGCTGATCCTGGTCCGCGGCGCCCCTGGCGACGAGTCACCTTTGACCAAGGTGAACCGGGCCGCCAAGTTCAGCCCCTTCAGCTTCCGATAGAAGGCGTACGCGTTGGTCGTCGTCCCTGCCCGGCCGCCGGAGTCACAGGCGACCCCCTTGACCCGCATCCGTCGGCCGCTGCCATCGCTGAGCGGGTAGGTCTTCTTCAGGGTGTTCTCGATCAGAACGTCCCAGTCCTCCAGGTAGGCGGCCGGCTTGACCCAGAGGCGGTCGTCGTCACCGTCCGTCCGCATCGACTTGATAATCTGGAACCGGTCGACGACGACCAGATCGAACGGGTCGCCCGGCAAGACCCCGAGAACCTGGACCTCGAACCGGTTGGCTTGGACGTCGACCTGGGCAACCAAGAACCGGGTGTCCGGCGGAACCTCCCGATCGGCCATCGGCTCCGCCCGGGCCTTGATGACCTCGGGCAACCGTTGCGTCTGGCTTCGCTTGGGGACGTAAGGGCGGCCGATATCCGTGTTCCAGAACTTCTTTAGCGTCTCCTCGGACCCGGTCTGTTCGCAGTCCTTCTCCGCGTCCAGGTAGGTCTCGACCAGTTTCGCCCAGGTCGTGAACCGGGCGGCCGGGCCGAACAGCCAGAACGAGGCGGTGTTGCTCTTGCGGCCTTCGCCGATCAACGTGCCACGGGACATCGCCTGGCCTTCCTTCAGCCAGCGCGACTCCGGGTACATATCGTCCCGTTCGGCGAACCGGATCGGGTAGGCACAATGCGGGCACACCAGACGGGTCGTCGCCGCAGCGGCGGCCGACGTGTCCGCCTCGTCCCACACCAGATGCTCGAAGTCCGGTTGAAAGAACTCGTGACACCGGGGGCAAGGCCAATAGAGCCGTCGCCGATCGCCACGGTTGTACAGGCTCAGGATACCTTCGCAGGGCGGGGCTTCGTGCGGGCTGGACGCCAGCCACCGGGTATTCGTGACCTCCCGGGACGGGCTGGACTCGGCGAGCGTCATGCCGAACGACCCGTACGTGGTGTTGCGCTTCTGGGCGAGGTCGAACGGGGCGCCCTCCCCCTCGATATCGTCGTCCATACGGTCGTAATCCGTCAGGGCGCACCGCATGATGGGCCGCGACGCGAACTGGCTGACCGAGGGCCACCCGAGGGACAGCATCGAGCCGTTGGAGAAGTGCTTCTCGAATAGGTTGTCCGCCGATCGGCCGCCCAGCAGCATCCGACCGACGTCCTCGCTGTGCCGCATCAGACGGTCGATACGACGGGTCGAGAAGTCCTTGGCCATGGCCATCGTGGGCAGGAACACGGCCATATCGCCCGGCTCGACCGTCGCCATGTAGGCGATCCAGTTCAGGATCAGGGCGTCGGTCTTGCCACACTGGGCCGGCCCGACGAACACCGTGCCGGCATACTCGCGCGACCGCAGGGTGTCCGACGGCTCGACCATGTACGGGACTTCGGAGTTCTTCCACGGCCCGACATACGATCCCGGGTTGTTCAGATAGCGGAACTTCTCGGCCGCCTCTGACACCGTGTATCGGAGTTGCGGATCGAAAATCGCCGCCAGTCCGGCGAAGACTTCCGCCAAGTGGTTATAGCCCGTCCCATGGGTCGTCCTCGACTCCAGGACTGTCGAGGATTTCGAGAGCGCCTCGCCCAACGGTATCATCCTTCAGGTTGTCGAACAGTTTCAATAGTTTGGAACGCAGTCCTCGGAGACAGCCGTCAATCGCCTCCGCGGCGATCTGGCGTTGGCGTTCCGACAACTCGGTACTCCGCTCCAGGATATCCGAAAGCAACTGGATCTCCAGTTTGATATCGCGGAAGGCAGTTCCGACGTACTGTTGGACCGCTTCGGTCCGCCAGATATGGCCCTCCAGTTCCAACACCTTCAGGTGCTTCAACTGGCCGTCGAAATACTCTTTTCTGAGGACCGGCGGCAGGTCCATATGATTCATGCGGATGACCCGGCCAACCACGTCGGCAGGGAGGGGCGCCAGGACCGCCGCGGCGTCCTTGACCCGCCAGATCGTCCGGCCCTCCCTCTCGCCGGCGCTCCGGGCGCCCGCCAGGCGCCGCTCGACGGCGGTCTGTTCCATGCCGAACATGAGCGCCAGTTGTCGGGCCGTCGCCCCTTGGTAGAGGATCGTCCGGAGTTCCGGTGTCATCGTCGCCGGGCGGGCCATCAGGCAGCCCTCAGTGCGGTTTGTAGCGCGGCCTGTGCGTCGGCGTTTCGCCGCATCGCGCCCATGAGATCGCCGGACGTCCAGATGACCTCCGCCGAACCTTTGCCGTTAAGCCCGGCTTTGAGCATCGCGAAATCCCGAAACGGCAGCCACGTTGCCCCAGCGTTCTCGCAAACGATGACTTGGCCGGGGCGGGTTTCACACCAACCGCCCAGCCGAGAATAGTCGACGTCGGCGTGTTTGTAGTGCCGCCCTGGCGGGCCGAAGTAGGGCGGGTCGATGAACCAAGTGGCGGAAATATCCGGAGCATCGGAGTAGTCCCCTTCGATGACGGCCCAGTGGCGAATACGGGACAGGTTTCCGGCGATGTTCAATTTCCGTTGTTCGGTCCAGCCGTTTGTTTGCCCTCGGGTTTGCATCCAGCGCATCCCTGCTGATAGCGTTTTCGACGGCGCGGCAGCAGCGTCGTTCATGCAAAAACCGACCAAGTGCCGCGCACCAAGAGGCACCCAAGACGGCAAGTCGTCGACCGACTCTACTTCCGGAATGGCGAGCAATTCACTCTCCTTGACCGCGATCAGATAGCGCCACAGTTCGGCTATCACAGGATACTTTTCGATCAACAGGATTTTCCGTTCAGGATACCGCAGGCTATACCCGGCCGACCCGGCGAACGGTTCGATGATGGTGTCGTACAGCGGCGCCGGGTAGCGTGGCGCCGCCCGCCATTTCCCGCCGTAGTATCGCCAGAACGGTCGAATCCCCAACATCAGGCAGCCTTTCTTTCTTCGTACAGGCGTTGAACTTCCGCTTTAAGGTAGTTCTGCCCTTGCTCCTTTTCACGGAGCCGCGGGACGATACCTTCCTCGATCGTGCCCTTGACGATCAGGTGGAAGATCATCGGGACCTTAGTCTGTCCCTGGCGGGCGATGCGGCCGATCATCTGGAGGTAGAGTTCCAGCGACCACGGCACGTCGAAGAACACCAGAATGTGGCCGCCGTACTGGAGGTTCAGCCCGTGGCCGGCCGACTGCGGATGGACGAACATCAGCGGCACCTTGCCGGCGGTCCAGTCCTTCTCTAGCCGGGCGTCCTTGTCCAGCGCCTTGCCTTGCGGGAACGCCTTTTGCAGCCGTGCCAGATTGCTCTTGAACCAATATGCCACGATCACCGGGGCACCCTGGGCTTCGTCCAGGATTTCCCGGAGTTCGTCGATCTTGTGGTCGTGAACCGGGACGGCTTTCTTGTTCTCGTCGTACACGGCCCCCGAGGCGAACTGGAGAAGTTTCTGGCCGAGGGCGCCCTGGGTCTCGGAAATAACTTCAACATCGCCGATCCGGAGGACAAGGTCGCGTTCTAGTTTCCGGTATTGGGCCATCGTCGGTTCGTCGAACTCGATCACCCGATCGACGACAACCGGGTCTTCCAGGTCAAGGTGATCCTCGGCCCGCATGACGAGCGCCAGTTCGCCGATCCTCTCAATGATCGCGTCGGCAGCGCCATCTTTCAGTTTGTAGATACGCTTGTATTCGTTATAGTCGAAATACTTTTCCCGAAACTTGGTGACGAACCGGCCGAACCGTTCGCCGCGATCAAGGAGGTATACCTGGGCGAACAGGTCGATGTAGGTCTCGGGCGCCGGGGTGCCCGTGAGTTCCCATAGCCGTTCCAGTTTCGGCCGCACCCGGACCAGGGACCGAACCCGTTGGGTTTTGTGATCCCGGAGACCAGACGCCTCGTCATAGACTGCCGTGTCGTACGGCCAACGGCGGCCCCAAGTCTCGACCAGCCAGGGTATCCGCTCCCGGTTGATGATATGCAGGTCGGTCGGCTCCGCCAGTTGCTCCAGGCGGATCGCTTCCTCGGTCGCCTTGCCCGCCCGGTCCGCCAGCCGCGAGGCGACGTCAGAGGCCAGCCCCAGGCGCCGGGCGGCCCGCCGGGCGGCCTGACGGGCGGCCTTGGCCCGCGGATGGTCTGGCGTGGCCCGGATGACAGTGTACGTCAGGTCGTGCGTATGCAACCACTTGGTGATCTCGGTCGGCCAGGTCTGTGCGGCAACCCGTAACGGGGCGAAGATGATCACCCGACGGACGAGGCCCAGTTCCTTCAGGACGACGATCGCCGTCAGGGCGGTCACCGTCTTGCCGAGTCCCATGTCGAGCCAATAGGCCCCGAACGGCGTCCGAACCAGAAACTCGACCCCGGTCCACTGGTAGGGGTTCAGGTCGGTCGAGGACTTCACAGGTCCCCCATCAGGATCTCGGTGTGCCGCTGCCACTCGGCTTGCAGGATCGCCCAGGCTTCGTTCCGGCCGTTCGCGAAGCAGGCGCGGGCGCCGTGGTCCCGGAGCGACTTGATCCGGCGCTCCTGGAGGACGGCTCGCCGGCCGCCTTTGGCCCGCTTCACTTCGATCCACACGTGCAGGCCTCCCTTGACGAACAACCGGTCAGGCCAGCCGTTGTGACCGACCTTGATGACTTCCCAGCCGTCAGCGAGTGCCCATTTCCGCAGGTCGGCCTCGTCGGCGGACTCCAGGCGCTCACGGGGTAGCAAGACGCTTCGCAGCGGACATCGCCGCGTCCAACGTAATGAAAATCTGGCAGAAAGGGTGATGTAACCAAGACCCGACCGGCCGGGCGCTCCGGGGGTCAAGAACGACACCCGGAAAGGCGCACAAAATCGGGATACCGCGTGCCAACGCCATGCCGGCCTCTACGTAAGCGCCTTTCAACGGGAAATCTTCTCGTTCGGCGTACAAAACCAAAGCCGAAGCCGACGCTATCTCCCGGTCAATGCGACTCCAGAGGTCTTCAAAGTCGGCCGTTTCGCCATCGCCTGCTTCGTCGATCCACGACGAGACGATCGGGAATCCTCTGTCCCGGTAACCCCGCCACATGGCCGGGCGCGCGGGCAAACTGGCCCGGCTCGCAACATAGATACCGCTCATGGTAGAATCTCCCTAAGTCGTGCGTGTGCAGCCCGGTTGCGGGCCAAGGTGTCCCGTAGGTCGAGGCCCCACGGCCCCCGGTCGACCGTGGCCTCGGGCAGCCGGCGCAGGCAGTCCTCGACATACTCGTCGGTCATCTCAATTCCCGTGAAGTCGAAGCCCTCGGCCCGCGCCGCGGCCCCGGTCGTCGCGGTGCCGGCGAACGGATCGAGGATGCGCCCGCCGGGCGGCGTCACCAACCGGACCAGCCACTTCAGCAGCCCGATCGGCTTGACGGTCGGATGTTGGCTGCCGATCCGCTCGGCCTTGTTCGCCTTGCTGCTGTAGTGGAACCGGTAGTCCTCGTCCGTGTACGGGAAGGCCGGGAAGAAGCGGGCGGCTGTGCCGGAGTCCGAGAACCCGTGACTGTCGCGCGGCGTCTCGGCGCCCTTGGCGACCGACTTGAATGCTCCGTTGTGTCGAACCTGGGCGGTCGACTTCGTTTCTCCGAACCGCCCGAACGCCTGCAACACTTCCGGCGATCCGTCGTGCAGGACGTTCGGAGGCCAACGGCCCGCTGGATCGCCTCCTCGCGGCCCGGGAGTCGCCGCAAAATTTGTCGCCCCCTTCTCGGAGTACCGACGACCGGCGGAAGGTTCGCCTTCGCGACTGTCTGGGGTGTTACCTGGTACGCGGCACCCGTCTATGTTCAGTCCGCCGCACCCGGTCGCCAGTACAGTCTGTGCGACGGTACCGATCAGAGGCTTACGGGCGAGGAGGATCATTTCATGGGCGGGCTTCATCGCTGTGCCCCAGCCGGTCCAGGCTTCGCCTTCCGGAGTGGCGGGGACGTCCGATACCGTCATGTGGTCTGGGTCGGACATATACGGGCGGACGTTGCCGATAGACCGTGAGTGCGAAATGACGCTACGCGGGCGAACTTTGTCTCGTTCCGCACCAAGGGCCTTGTCAACGCCCTTGCTGACATCGTGGCTCTTAGGAAAGCCGCTGTTGCCCGTCGGGAACGCTACGCCATTACGGACCGCGACGAACGCCCCGGTAGGCACACGCAAACACCAGACTTTTCCAGTGTAATGAAATGGCACAATCCGCACCATAGCGGTTTTATGGCCCGGCCATTCTCGTACGCTTTGTGCTGGCCGTTCGTCGCAAACAACATCAGGTTGTCCGGCGGGGACCGAGTCGCATCGTGGTCCCGGTGATGCACACACTCGGTCCGTAGCAACGGCCGACCCAAACACCGCGCCACTACGAGGCGATGTTCCATCACGTAGCCGTCCTTCCGCGCCATCGTCAGGAACTCCGGCGGACACCGTACGTATTTTATGGCTTGATTCGCGTAGGCGCCTCTCCGGTTCCGGTAAGTTATCCCGCCTACCCAAGACGGGTTCGCCGGCCCTGTCCACCGCGCAACCTGCGCGGCTATGCTTTGCGGAGTCCACGCCGCCCGGCCTTTGTGTGCGTGCGTCGCCCATTCGCGGCCCCGATCCACTCCGTTGCATTGATAGCTGCACTTCACAGAGGCTACCCGGCGTAGACGGGAGTTGAACCGCCAAACCGCGGTCCCGCACACCGAACACGGCGTCGATTCCCCTAAGCGACTGGCCAACGGTTTCTCGCGGCCGGTCTGGCTGGCCGAGATTACGGCCGACAAGCACGTCTTGCCGCACAGACGGTTCCGCACAGCCTGCGTCCGATTCGACACCGTAAAGGGCGCTTTGCAGCGTTCGCAAATTTTCCAGAACGGGTACGCGCGTTTCGTGTTCTTGTGCGGCGTCTTCTGCAAACTGAAATGTTTCCACTCCGCCGCGTTCAACGATGCAACGGTGATTTCGGCTGACGACTTGCTCCCCAAAATCTCCGACAATTCGGTAGGCGGTATCCTCGTAGTCATATTCCACTATGTCCAAGATCGGTTGCAGGCTGTAGGCCCCTGTGGCTACGTCGTAACAAATTACGAGGTCCCCTGGATTCAATTCCGTGTAAGATTTGACCCCGTTCGGCGTAGCGACCTGAGTTATAGCATCCAGACATCCGAACATCCATTGCAGGCAGTCCCGAACCTCGAACCCCGCATCCTCGACCGCACAGACAAGCCGGTGATAGGTGCGGGTGCCTCCGAAGACGACCATGTGGGCGCCAGGGTGCAGCACGTCCCACACCCGACGCCAGGTCTCCGGCTGGAACGCCACGTCGCCCCCATCCCAAGACTTCCCCATGAATCCCTTGGACAGCCGGTGGTACTGGTGGTGCTTCGTATGTAGCGTCCGGTCGGCGCCGCCAGTCTTGGCGAACCGCTTGGTGATGCTCAGCAGATGATACGGCGGGTCGGTGACGACCGCGTGGTACAACTCCCCGGCCTGTCGCGCGACGGCCAGGACGTCCCGGCAATCACCATGCCGTATCTCGGCTCCATGATATGTAGCCGTCATGCTGCGGCAATCCGGGCACAGGCGTCCCATAGATCCTCGGTGACCGGGGTGACCTCTCGTCCCCACGCCAGCTTGCGGGCGACGTTCAGGTCGTCCCAGGCGGTCGTCGGGTGCGTCCGGGGCAGGGCCGGGTAGATCGCCAAGCCGGCGACCGCGGCGGCCAGTTCGTCGTTCCATTTGCAGGCTTCCCGGAGGACGTTGCGCTCCGTGGTGCGAAGAGCAAGAACGTCAATCACCCGGTCCAGCGGCAAGCTATTTATGCTTTGCAACGTCCGCAACAACGGCGTCGTGATCGACCAGAACCCGGTGCGAAAATACGAAGGGTGCGTACGCCAAGCGTAACGGGTTTCCGCCCAGCCCGTTGCCAGGACCGCCGTCCGCAGGCCGGTCGTTACGGGGAATCCCGTATCGCTCAGCAGGTCGACCCCGCGGCAGACAAACCTGTCGTACGCGGAAGCCAAGTCGTCGAGTTCCTGTTGCGTCACTTTCTGGCCCTCCGACCGCGAGAAATCGCTGCCCGGTGTTCCGGAGATAGCGGCCGACCTTTCTTAGCGGCCGACATCGCGATCCGGGTTTCGTTTGTCACAGGGCGTCCAGGCTTCCCTTTTTTCGCTTTGGACAGCGCGGCCCGGTGTTCCGGCGACAACGGCACGCCAGTTTTCGAAGCGATCATTTTCGCCTTCGATTCGGCGGACATCGGTCGGCCTTTAAGCGAGGCCGATATCCGGGCCTTAGACTCTTCTGTGTGTGTAGATCCCGTTTTCATAGATCGTCATCCCCTGCCCGTTCGAAGATCGTCACAACCCGGAACCGGTGGTTGGTCGACTTGACCATCCCGATCCGCGCCAAAATCATCCAGTCGGTGCGGCGGTACATCGGGAGTACTTGGTCAAGCCACACGACATGCGCGCCCGGCTTCAGTTGTGTCAGCGCCCGCATGACCTTGTTCCGGTTGGCCATCGGAGAGCCGTAGTGAACGGCGTCCTCGGTCGAGTACGGAGGGTCCGCGAGAACCAGATCGAAATCCGCTACCGGCGTGTCGGTTAGCGTCTCCGCATCATCAACGAAGTCCGGGTCCAAGTCAATGTCACGGTCAACCGTGACCCCCGGAAAAGTCTCCAGATCGACCCTCCCGGCGAACAGGTGCAGGGCGCGCGGCTTGTCCGGAAACAGGGCCTTGATCCGGCTCAGGTAGCCCGCCGGATAGCCTCCGTAGTAGCCGGACTTCACGCGGTAGTTGGCGCCCATGACCCACATGCCAAGGATCTGGTCGCCGTGCAGCCACAGGCTATCACGCCAGCCGGTCGTCTTCTCGTACGCGGCGATCCGCTGTGCCGGGGTCATGTCCTGCCTCGTTTCATCCGTTCGTTTTCGTCTTCCATGACCCGCAGCATCGTCTTGGATATGGCGGCCCGGTGTTCCGGCGACTTCGGTTTGCCCTTCGCTGCGGCGGACAATTTCGCCCGGTGTTCCGGGGTCATCTGGCGGGTCTTCTGTCCTCGGGAGATCGCCTCCCGGTGGGCATCGGACAGGCGCTTGCCCGTCTTCGCGGCGGAGATGCCCGCCTTGTTCTTCTCGGATAGCGGCCGGCCCTTCCGGGTCCGGGAGTTCGAAGCCCGCATGAGTTCCTGATACTCCGGGTCCTGCCATCGGCGTTTCGCGCTGGCGGTCGCCGCGGCGACCATGCGCGCCCGGTATTCCGGGTCCTGCCACCGCCGTTTCATTTTCTCAGAACGGGTGTCTGCCATTGATCGCCTCCGTCAGTTCCTCGCGCGCCAGTCGGTTCCGGACCAGGGCCGGCAGCAGGCCGGTTGTCGGTGGGTTCCAGTCGGACACCCCGCCGCCCAGCTTCGCGACCGCTCCGGCCAGCGCCTCCTCGGGCGTCTCGCCGTCGCAATACTCGTGTTGCCAGTCGCCCAGGGCGCCCGGCGTGCGTGCTACGCCACGCTTCCGCAGGTTCGCCCGCCAGGTGCCGTCGGTAAGCTGGAACAGGTTGTTCAACAGGAACCCGGAGGCCGCGATCTCTCGCAACAGGTTGTCGACGGACATCGTCAGTCTTTCTTGTAGAAGGGTGACGAGAAGCCGGCGGCGCCGAGCGGGAGGCCAGGCAGGCAGTCGATCGGCTGCGTCATGACCTCGGCGAGCCGTGGCCAGGTGTGATAGTTGTCGCCGACCGGGGCGACGGAAATCGTTTCGTCGTGCGAGTGGCCGGCGATCAGAAAGCCGTCTTTCTTCGCCCGGACCATGCCGATCGCCAGGACCTCGCGCGCGGTCGCCTGCGTGGCTTGCTCGGTCGTCTTGCCGCCGTGGGTGTCCATCCTGACCCACTGGCCGGTCTTCTGGTGCTTGCCGAGGTATGTCAGTGTGCGCTTGGTCCAGGTGCGCTCGACCATGATCTTCTCGCCCTCGGGCGCTCCGTCCAGGTCCCATCCGCGCGACCGCTTCTCGATCATCTCGCCGGTCGGCACCTTCCGGAGTTCCATCTTCGGCCGGTAGTAGAAGATCGGTCGGCCGGTCGGCAGGTACATCAGCAGGAACGGCGACCGGAACTGGAACCGCAGCAAGCCGCACCGGACTTCCCGCTTGGTGTCCATCGCCCGCTCGGTGGCGACCTCCAGACGCTTCCAGAAGTCCGGGACTTCCGGATACGTTGCCCGGTAGACCTTCACGCCGCGATGCGCCTCGGCCTGCGTCATGTTCACGCCCATGTTCTCAGCGTAGCCCCACAGTCCGGTCTTCTGGCCGTCGATCAACGTGCCGCCGCCCAGCCGGTAGCCGCACCCCAGCATCGGCGGCTTGCATATGCCGCGCTCGGTTTTGGTGACCTCGTCGTAGGCTTTCCCGTAGAAGTGGGTGGCGAAGTCCTTGTAGGGATCGCGGCCTTCCCGAAAGACGTCCAACAACGGTTCGCACCCCGCCAACAGGGCGATCACGGCGGTTTCGATCGAGGCCAAGTCGGCGACCCGGAACTCCTCGCCGTCCTTGGCGCGGAAGGCGCTTCGCACACAACCAACCAGGGCCTCCATCGGCTCGCCCATGTACACTGACAGGCCGTCGTAGTCGCCGGACCGGATCAGCCGGTTCGCGGTTTCCATCGCCTCGTCGCCTTCAAGCGACTTCGGCGTACGGGCGAGGTTTTGTGCCTGCACCCGGCGGCCGGCCCAGCGGCCGGTCCGGCCCGCGCCGGCCATCTGATAGAGGAAACGGGCGCTATCACCCTTGCCGGTCGTGTTCAGCAGGGCGTCGTACTTCCGCACGCTCAGCCTGGCTTGCCACTTACGGAGTTCCAACACCTTCGGGGCGTCATCCTCCAGCAAAGTTTCCTCGGCCGCGACGTTCAGCGCCTCGGCTTTGACGACGTTCTCTTTGCGGATGTCCTTGAACGGGTAGCCACGGTCCTGCAACCACGGCAGGAGTTGCGAGACCGATCCGGGGTTCGCCAGGCCAGTGATCCGCCGCATCTCGGAAGTAAGTTCCTCCTTCCGGCGGTTCGACATGGCGATGGCCTGACGACAGAACTCCAAGTCGACCGGCAGCCCGCGGTCGTTGATCTCCTGATCGAGTTCGTACAGTTCCCATTCGAACGACAGGTCCGGGAAGTACGGAAGAAGGCGCTGTCGGACCGGTCGTTCGGAGTAGCCGTCCTGGACACAGTATTGTCCGAACTCCTCCCACTCGCCCGGATTGGTGCGCCAGTCCCGGCGCGCGTGCGGGTTCGACTTGGTGATCCTCTGCGGCATACTGAACGTCTGGATCAGTTGCTTGCCGCGCTTGTCCTTCTGCTTATCCGCCGACAAGCCCAACCGCTCGCCGACTTCACCCAGCGGGCCGTTGAACGCCGCCAGGCCGGCGAGGACGGCCGTACACCGCCAGCCCTTACGGGGCGTCTTGGCCAAACCGGTTCGTCGGGCCATCACGCGCTCGAACTGGGCGTTGAACGCCCATTTCTCGACATGCGGGTCCTCCAGCGCCTCGACCAGTTCACGCGGCGGCGGCCCCTTGTGGGCCTCCCATAGCCGGAACTTACTTCCGTTCAACGCGTACGCGCCCATCAGGATTTCGGTCGACGGGTGCGCCGAGTACAGGTCAAGCCCGAGTTTCGTCAGGTCGATATCGCTGTAGGATTCCCAGTCGAGTTCCAGGGTGTCAGTCACGGGTGCGCGTCCTCCGGTAGTCCCCCGGGCCGAAGCCCGGGGCCGTTCTCACAGATCGTCGCCTCCCGTGTCCTCCCAGCCCTGCGACTCGTCGTCGAACGAGTTGTCGACGTCGTCCTCGCTGATCCGGCTACCTTCGCCCATCGGCTCGCCGTCCCTGAGAAATTGAACAGCCACGAGGCCGGCGTTGACCCGCTTGCCGTACTTGTTGTCCTGATACCAAGGCCGGATCAGGGCGTTCACCCAGCAGCCGCCGTAGAACCGATCGTCCTCGTCGTCCGTCATCTTCCGCTTGTCGCGGTCCTTGACGATCGGTTTCTTCGTCTCGGAAGCGGAGATCGTGTAGTTCCCCTCGTAGCCGTCCTTGCCGGCGTCGTCGCCGTTCTTCAAGAACCGCTTGTCCGCCGCGACCTTGGCCTTCTTCTCGGCCAGGATGCGGTCGATCTCGCCCTTCACAAGATCCTTGGCATCCCGATGCGTGGTCTTCAGCATCAGGCCCACGAGGTCCCACTTTTTCGTCTTCTTCCCGTCGTCGTTGTCCTGTTCACGGGGCACCAGCACGTGCGGGTAGGACGCCCGCAAGTTCTTCAACAGAATAGTGCCGTCGCTGTACAGAACAGCGTTCTCGACTTTCTTCACTACACTACGTTCAGCCATTTCCGTTCTCCAGTTTTCACGTTTCGTCTTCGAACACGTCGTCCGTAGGATCGGTCGCCGCGCGTTTGCCCCGACTGATCGGGGCCAAGACGGACCCGCCCGGGACAACCCGGACGTAGGGGTTCAAGAGGGCCTTGGCCTCCTTGACGGTCCGTTTCGCCTGTGTGACCAGCAGGTTCTCCAACTTCGCCGGAGACTTCAACTTGCGGTCCCACATATCTTCCTCGGGCACGCCCAGGATGTCCAGCGTCTCGGCGACGCCCTCCCGGTCCTCGACCCGTCGGCTACTCTTGCCCTCGGCCAGCATCCAGCCGGGTGCTATGTCGCCGGCCTTGGCCCGGCGGTCCAGTTCTTCGAACGCCGAGGCGAACAGGGTCTCGGCCCACTTGCGCCAGGATACCAGGTTGGCCAGTCGTTCGGTCGACATCGGCTCGACCGGCGCCAGGGCGAAGTGATCCGTTTTGAAGTCCGGCAGCGAAGGCGTAGCCAGCAGGTCGAACGTCTCGTCGTCGAACGTGTCGTCGATCAGCCGCTCGGCCCACCGGATCGCCGCGTCACACGTCAGCCGGGCCTTGCAATACCGGCACTGTTTCTCGCCGGGCACGAACGGCGGGTTAGGGTCCCACGCTTGGTGCATCCGGCCTTTCGCCCAGTCGGCGAACTGTAGCAGTTCCTCTTTGGTCGTGTGCCACTCGTCGAAATGCCCGAGGCGCGGCTGACAAATCCGGATCGTCACCTTGTCGAAGTCGTACAGGTCGTCCCATTCGTAAATCACACCCAGGGCGTACAAGCTGACCTGCGGATTGTGGTAGGCGGTGATTTTGTCGGCGACCCCGTACTTCAGGTCCGTCAGGACCAGCCACTTCGGGCGAGCGGCGAAGTGGTCCGCCGTGCCGCCTTGGTCCGGGATTGGTGTCAACCGGCTATAGTCGACCCGCTGTTCGTGGTAGTGGTCACCCGGCGACTCGTTGCACCAGTCGACGTATTGCTCGACGAACGCCATCATCGCGGCGTCAATCGGTATGTCGTATGTCCCGGTGAACAGTTTGACGGTCTCGGTCGTGCCCAACCGCTCAATCGGTTTTACGCCTGACCGCAACCACTGTTCGGCTAGGCCGTGGGCGACCGTGCCCTCCGCTGCCTCGTACCGCGCCGTGTCCGGCAGCCCGAACGACGCACGCACCGACCCTGGGCAGGCCAGGTATCGAGAGGACCCGGACGCCCCGAATATGGAGTGTCCGTTGGCCTCTTCGCGAACGATGTCCTCGGCTTCAGACACCGGCCTACTCAGTCCCGCCAAGAGCGGAACTCAGTTCCGCCCGTTCGCGCTTGGTCAGAGCCAGCCCGCCGAAAGTATTACCCAGCCAGTCGATGTCCGCGCCCTTAATCTGAAGTTCGTTAGACTCCAGCACATGCCGGACAACATTGATCATCGTCTTTGAAAGCAGGAACGCCCCGCGCCGATGCTCTTCGAAGGCCGCGTAGGCCCAAGGGACCCAGGCTTTGGTGATCTCCAGCATCTTCTCGGCGTAGACCCGGATTTCATACTGGGCGTGCCGGCCGGCCCGCTGATGGAGAAAGCCGAACAGGTTGTGCAGGTCGGTCTTCCAGGTGAACTCGGTGTAGGTGTTCAGCGTCAGGCCGATCCGAGCGAGTTCCTTGGCGAGATCGTAGTCGGCGATCGCGACCTGGTAGTCTTCCTTGGCGATGTCGCACGAGGCTTCCAGCGTATCCAGAAACGAGTCAGCTTCCTCCGACGTCAGCAGCTTGCCGCGGCCTTGCTTGTTCTCGGTGTCCTGGCGGGCCAGGTTCTCGGGCGCGGGCAGGTAGACGTCGGTGATCGCCGGGCGATACCGCATCGAGTACTCGTTCATGTTGGCGGTCCGGTGCCGTACCCACTGGCGGGCAACGAAGATCGGGACCTTCACGCGATACCGAATCTCGCACATTTCGAACGGCGACGTGTGTCCGTGCCGCATCAGGTAGTTCAGCAGCCCGCGTTCGTCCGCCTCAGACCGCGGTTGCGATCCGGTCGACATACGGGCCGCCTCGGTGATCGAAGCGTCGGTTCCCATGTAGTCCTCGACCCGGAGGAAGCCGTGGTCGAGGATCGGATAGGTGACGTTCAGCAGCGGCTCCAGGCCGGGTGAACAGGGTCGGGTGGTCATTGCGCGTCCTCCGGGTCGTCAGGCGGTCAGTCGAAAGGAACGTGGTCCAGCCGGCCCGCGGGCAGCCAGATCGTCGGTTGCGAAACCCCGTCCTTCAGAATCGCGGGCTGGATGTCGTAGGTCTTCGTTTCGTGCAATCGGGTCAGCACCCCGATCACGATTCCGGCCATGCCGGTGACGTTGTCGGTAACGGTGTCGCCCAACTTGGGCACGTATTTGTCAGCCATTTTTCGTATTCTCCTCTACCCGAGCGCGTCGGCGCCCGGGTTACTTACAGTCAGTTCAGCGGTCAGACGTCGTCGTCGTCACCCCCGGTCTCCGCCGGTTCGGCGTCCCGGGCCTCGATCAGCGCCGCGGCGAAGCTGTCCATCTTCTCGGGCGGCACGTCCTTCAGGGCGTCGACGCCGGTCTGTTCCTTCAGCAGCGTCTTGTAGGCATCCGGCCCGATCTTGGTCCGGGTCTCCTTAGCCAACGTGATCAAGGCTTCCGTGGTGATCTTCGGCTTCGCGGCCTTGGGCGGCTTGCCGCCGGTCGCGGCCGGCGTGCTGGCGGCGGTCGTCTTGCCGCCGGCCGTGATGGCCGCCGTCAGGTCCTTGATCGCGGCGGTGTTGGCGTCGAGTGCTTGTTCCAGGCTCATAGGGCGTCTCCTTCCGATCGGCGTGTTTGCCGTCGGTGTTGACACCCTAGGCGGGTCGCCGCTAGGTTGTCAACACCCTAGACAACAGGAAATCGACATGAACAATCTACCGCCGTGGGCCGATACACCCGAACGCCAGACCGAGTACTTGCTGCGACACGCGGCGATCCGTCACGCACAGGGCGGCACACTCTACACGCTAAGTAAGGCCGTCGGTCGCAACCGCAACTACTTTACGAACATCGTGATTCGCGGACGACGGGTGCCGGCGGAAGACGCCGCGGCGATCGAGCGCCTGGCCGGCATTCCGCGGGAGGCATTCTCCCCCGATGTCTTCGCAGGTATGACCCGCGCCGAATAGTCCCTGACGACAACACGCTCGGAGAGGGACATGCAAGATAGAATGTTGAAGGCGGCGCTGCGGTACGCGGCGCTTGGGTGGCCCGTTTTTCCGTTGGCTACGACGGGCGACATCAAACGACCGCATCCCTGCCTCGGTAAAGAGGGCGGGCACCTGCACGGGACGACCGACTCGGAGACGATTCGCGGGTGGTGGACCCGCTACCCGACGGCCGGGATCGGTCTGCATTGCGCCGCCTCCGGCCTGATTGTGGTCGATATCGACCCCCGGCACGGCGGGCCGGTCACCTTGGACAAACTGACGGCCGAATACGGGCCGCTGGACAGCCCTGTGACGGGCCTGACGGGCGGAGGGGGTGAACACCGCCTGTTCGCCGCTCCGGCCGGCCTCCGCTCGGCTCCGGGCCGGCTCGGCCCCGCAAAAGGCGGGATCGACCTGAAGTTCAACGGCTACATCATTTTGCCGCCGAGTCTGCACCCCGACGGACCCCGTTATCGGTGGGCTGAGGGCGCCGCCCCGTTTGGCAACATCGACCTGCTGACCTACCTGCCGCCCTGGGCGCTCGATCGGGCCGGCCAGGCGCCGGACGTCAACCACGGGGGTGATGACGACCCGTTCCGCGAGGACACGCCGATCGTCGGGCTGTCGGAGGCCAAGATTCGCGAGATCCTGATGGCCGTTCCGAACACCGGGGACGACGAGTGGGCCTATGACGACTGGTTGAACGTCATCGCCGGCGTCTATCACGAGACCGGCGGGACGATCGAGGGCCGCGACCTGGCGTACGAGTGGTCGAGCCAGGCCATGAAGCACACCGACGAACGGTTCGAGAAGTCCTGGCGGTCTCTGGACATCCAGGGCAAGGGCCGGGCGCCGACGACGTTCCGCTGGGTCATGAAGCTGGCCAACGACGCCAAGGTCGCCAAGGCCGCGGAGGCCGAGTCGACATTACGGGCGAAGATCGCCGCCGCGGCCGACGCCGCAGGGCTGAAGGCGGTCGCGACAGAGGTCAAACGGACCGAGTTGGACCCGCTTACCCGAGAGGCTCTGGCCGGGCAAATCCGAGCGCAGTTCAAAGCCGTGACCGGCACCATTATGCCAATCGGCATGGCTAGGAATCTTATCCGCTACGAGAACCCGGACGTCGCCGACCTACCGGGCTGGCTGCAAGGCTGGGTTTATTGCGCCAGGGACGACAAATTCTTCAAGTCGGGCACGACCGAGTTGATCACCGCGAAGGCGTTTGACGCCCTGTTTTCGGTTCACATGCTGACCGCAAAGGACATCGCCGAGGGCCGGGCCGAACCGGAGACCCTGCCGTCCAAGGCCGCGCTTAACCGCTACCAGATACCCAAGGTTCACGGCCGGATGTACCTGCCGGGGGAGGACGTCTACTTCACGTTCCAGGGGTCCCGCTACCTGAACTCCTACAGCGCGGCCAGCCAGCCCCCTCTCCCGGCCGTATGGACCCCCGCAGGCCGGGCGGCGATACAGGTAGTCGAGGACCACTTCGACCACTTGATTGGCGACCCCCGGGAGCGCGCCTTGGTCCTCTCCTGGTTGTGTTCGATCGTGCAGACCCAGACCCGGCCGAACTGGGCTGTCGTGCTGCAAGGCCCAGAGGGGGACGGCAAGACGTTTGTCGCGACCCTCATGGGGGCGGTCCTCGGGTCAGAGAATGTCGGCACGTTGTCGGCATCGGTGATCCAAGAGAGCGCGTTCACGTCCTGGGCTGACGGGACGTTGCTTACGGTGATCGAGGAGGTCAAGCAGCACAGCCAAAATCGTCACGTCATTCTTGACCGCCTCCAGCCGCTTATCACCAACGACGTGGTCCAGGTTCACGTCAAAAAGGAATCGCCATACGCGGCAAAGAACACGACCGCGTATCTGCTGCTGACCAATCACCGCGACGCCTTGCCTGTCGGCGAAGGCGACACGCGCTACTTCATCGTTGCCTCGCCGCGTCAGACCAAGGCGGACTTGGACGCCTTCCTGGCGAAAAACCCTGGTTACTTTTCCCGGCTTTACGGGGTCATCAACGAGGAGCCAGGCGCTCTCCGCCGGTGGATGCTGGAGTATCCGTTGGCCGCCGACTTCAATCCGCGGGCGCGGGCGCCGAGGTCCATCGAACACGCTCATGCCGTAACCCTGGCTAGGCCAGAGGTATTCGACCTGATCAACGACGCGCTGGATGACAGCCGCGACCCGCTGCTGAGCCGCCTGCTGCTGGACCCGGTCCTGCTGAGCGAGGCGCTGACGGACAACCACGGCTATGTCACGGACGCCCGTTCGATCGGCCGCGCGCTGGCCGCTCTCGGGTTTACCAACCTGGGCCGGGTACGTGATGCGAGCGGCGCTCGTCGCCGGTTTTGGACCCTTTCGCCACGTCTGTTTGAGAAGGACCGGGAACAGCTTATCCGGGACGCGCTGGACCTTTAGCCCGATTGGTTAGAAATCGTTGACTTACTTACTGTCCCATGAAAACGAGAACCGGGTTGCGGCGCCAGAAAAACAAAAAACGGAAAGTTCGTCCAGGAATCTAATTTCCCCCTTCTTCATGGGCTTCATGGGACAGTAAGTAAAAGGTGTAGGAAAATCAAAGGTAGAACGGTTGTCCCATGAAGCTGTCCCATGAACTTTTGTAACGATCTTCATGGGACAGTAAGTAGAGAATCTAATGATATCAACGCTAAAACGGTTGTCCCATTAAAATTGATGCGTTTTTATTTTTAACGATATCAACGACTTAGCAGAAATCAGTGTTTTCGGGTTAGGCTAACTATTGTCTACACGATTAGCCTCTAAGGCGAAATGTTCGTCTCTATGATCGTTAGCCTGGGCAATCTGGCAAACAGTTAAGGCTAAATGTTGTCTATAGAGGCGGTCGTAGGGCGGTCTATCGGGACTCTGCGCCGCCGCCCGTTCGTCTCGGTGGCGGAAGGGACCCGTTTGCCCGTGGGTAAGCCTTAGCCTGCCGCTTGCCGCCCCGTACAGCCCCGTACACGTGCCCAGGGGTACAGGATGGCCGCGGATAACCGTTAGCCTGGCACCCCTGTCAGCGGGCCGCCTGTGGGCGCAGCGGGGCGGCCGGATCGCGGTAGCCTGGCCACGGTGGCGACCTGGGCTGAGGGCTGACCAGGGTGGCGACCTGGGCTGAGGGCTGGCCACGGTGGCGACCTGGGCTGAGGGCTGGCCACGGTGGCGACCTGGGCTGAGGGCTGGCCACGGTGGCGACCTGGGCAGAGGGCTGGCCATGGTGGCGACCTGGGCCGAGGGCTGGCCACGGTGGCGACCTGGGCCGAGGGCTGGCCATGGTGGCGACCTGGGCTGAGGGCTGGCCATGGTGGCGACCTGGGCAGAGGGCTGGCCACGGTGGCGACATAGTGTACGGTACGCCGCGGTCTTTTCTTGACGGGCTGGCCACGGTGGCGACCTGGGCAGAGGGCTGGCCATGGTGGCGGCCGGATCGCGGTAGCCTGGCCATGGTGGCGACCTGGGCCGAGGGCTGGCCATGGTGGCGACCTGGGCCGAGGGCTGGCCATGGTGGCGACCTGGGCTGAGGGCTGGCCACGGTGGCGACCTGGGCAGAGGGCTGGCCATGGTGGCGACCTGGGCTGAGGGCTGACCAGGGTGGCGACCTGGGCTGAGGGCTGACCAGGGTGGCACCCCGTTCAGCGGGCAACCACGGGGCGGAGCGGCCGCACGGGATTGGGGTAGCCTGGCGGGCGGGTGACATGGGCGCGCGGGTTAGTCCGACCTTAGCTAGACTAGGCCGCGGGAACCCTGCCCGTTGGGTTTACGGCCATCCGAACGGCTTGGGTTATCGGCCGCATAAGACTTATTATGTCAAGTCGACCTGGCCAGGGTGGCAGGCTCAGGCCGAGGGCTGGCCAGGGTGGCAGGCTCAGGCCGAGGGCTGGCCAGGGTGGCGAGCTAGGGCGGAGGGCTGGCCAGGGTGGCGAGCTAGGGCGGAGGGCTGGCCAGGGTGGCGAGCTAGGGCGGAGGGCTGGCCAGGGTGGCGAGCTAGGGCGGAGGGCTGGCCACATGCGACCAGGTATCTAGTCCGCCCTTAGCTAACCCGAGTCGCTATACCCGGTTGGATATAACGCTCGACAAAAGAAAACCGCCCTTTCGGGCGGTTCGCTTAGCGGTAGTACCGCAATCCGTCATCCGGTGATTTGAACCATCGTTTCAGGATGCGAGTCCCTTTGTGACAAGCCTCTAGGACGTCAAAGTCTCGGAAGTGAACCGCGTCATAGCCCAGCTTGATCTCATAGGGAGTCGGGTTGCGGTGATAGGTAACGGTCTCGACTTCCGGCCGGACCGGCAAGCGATAGCGCAAATCAGGTTTCATCTGCCCTATTCCCTTCCCATCTGCGCCACGCAATCCGCGGCATGTTCATCCATGGCGTTAAGCTGGGCGGCAAGCCTACTCGCTTCGACCATGGCGCGTTTGAACGCGCAACGGTCCGTCAAACCCACGTTGCACCGCTCCCATGTCTGGACGATCCGGCGAACGCCACGCGCGCGGGCCGAGATCATCGCTGGCCACGTATCCGGGTCAACCTCCATCACCGCAACGCGGCGGTAACGGCCCTTGCACGTCGAGGGCATACGGGCGGCGGACGATTTGAAGATGTAGGGCATGATCAATCTTCCTTTGGCGCGTCATAGGTCCAATCGGGCGGCGTCCCGTTGTCCGGGTTGTAGGTGTTCCAACCCTCAATCCGGGTAGCGGAGTCCTCATTACCGTACAGGATGGCGCAACGGACCGTGACCGGCGCGCCATACTGCGATTGTAGCCAATCCAGATCACCCGATTCGTCGCCAAGCCATTTCGGCGCATTCTGCCACGCGTAGGGATAGTCTGAAGGATCAGGTCCGTCTTGCTGGCCGTCACGGTACAGCTTTAGGGGTTTGTCATAGAAGGGCATACGCGTGACTCCGTGTCTACGGGCTAACCGTTAGCCTGCAATCGCCCTCGACGTCAAGCGGGTTAGTGCCTCTCGTTTTGAGATGCCACGCGGAAAACGCTGCCTGGACTGATTCCGACGTTTCGTCACCACCAACCTTTCGCATCAGGCCGATTGTCGGAACAATCAAGTCTTTCCATTCGGACTCCGTGTATCGCGTATATCGGCGCATGTCATCGTGCGCCGCGTGGCGTACGCTCACCCGATAGTCCGGACCGTCACCCGACACGAGATAGTCGGAAACATCCATATAGTGCGAGATGAACGCGAAACGGTACGTCATGCTTTGATCCCCCTGCGTTTGACCGGCGCGGGCGGTCTGAACACCATTGCCCATAGCGCCGAAATCACTTCCGGATTGTCGTGGCGTCCCATGGCGTAGCCCAGAACGAGGCACCGCGCCCAAGCTGGAGCTAGTTCACCGCTACCCATGAGACCGATGGCCAGGGCCACGGTCTCGACTACAGCATTGGGTGACGAGACCGGCCGGACCTCCGCGAAGGCGCGGGATACGGAGTCCGTGACGCGCGTAACTCTCATGCTTTGATCCTCCAAATATCGCGATAGTCGCGAAGAACCAACTTCCGGCAATCGTCCGGTAGATCGGCAAAGCTGATCCGCTTGCCACCCGGATAACTTCGCAGCTTGTACCTCTCAATTTCGCCCCACAATCCGATACCTTGCGGGTTAAACGGGTGTTCCGACATGGCACGGTACTGAACCCACTCATCATTGCGAAGAGGAGGCCGGCCGGTAAACCATACCGTGTAACGGTCGCCGCAATCGGCGGCGTCACGACACTGGATGTACCTAGGCGTGCCGTCCGGCTTCCACAATTTCCGCTTGTCTGTCATGCTTTGATCCTCCTATCTGATAAACCGAAACTCGGAAATAAGCTCCGCATCCTGCCGTGGCCGGAGACTGGCCAGGATCAACCCGAGTCCAACCAGGGGCGCGGCACGGATCATCGGGCAAACCTGGCGTTAGGAATCGTCTCTCGCACGATAGCCTTTGCGGCGTCACGAGATGGCGCGCGGAAATACCACCCATCGGAACCGTCCAGGTTTGCCCAGTACAGGATTTGCGAAAAACCCCAATACGCGCCTCCCTGGTCGTACCCTCCAGAGTTCAGCTTGACGCGTTGCAGGGCGACGTAAACCCGCGCGGTAGACGGTTCAGGCTTGACGCTGGGCCGACCCATGCCAGCGCCGCGCCTACGGTCACCCATCCAACCAGGGTCGGGCGTGTTGTGCGGCGCGGTCATCGTGCGGACTCCCTAGGCACAATCGCCAATGCCTCGGCCGAAAAAGCGGACTCCAGCCGGTCATAGCAGGAGCCTCTTTTGTATGGATCAGCTTGCCAGGTTTTTACCTCGTCCAGATCAGCCGGAAAGACTTCCATGATCAGCCAAGCGCCGCCACCATAAGCCGGACAACCGTCCTCGTCCTCTAGAATCGTGGCGGATATCGTGTAGTCCCGTTCGCCGTCGACGAACAATGCGGATTTAGCCCAGACCATACCCTCGCCGGCCTTGAACGAGTCGACCATGGCCAACTCTGCCAACCGGTACGGATCGGCCGTCCTGACATAATAATCCGGGTACCGATGAGAGACTCCATCGTTCCCGTTGCCAGATGACACGCCAAACCATTCCGGAGTCGCGTCACGGGCGGATTCGTAGTCCAGATCCCGCAACGGGTTGGGAATCATGTACCCGAAATACCCGGACTCCTGCCGTTCCGGAGTCCGGATGAACCTGTCAGCAAAGGTATCGAAAAACCCATGCCGCGGGATTGATTCGTAATCGTCTTTCATGGTGCGGAATCCTTGTTCATTGTAGCCATGAAGGCCATTGCTTCGCGTTTCGTACGCCAACCCCTATCCGGCCTGACATTCCATAGGCGCGGTTTCCGGGTATGTTGGCCAAGGTGCGCGACAACCTTGACTACCGGACCGTAAGAGTCGCGCCCGATACCCGGGACCGCGCGCCCGTAGACAACCCACCCGGTTGCGCTATGGGACCCGCGCGCAACGTAGAAATCACGGTACACGCGCCCCTTGTAGTCCGGTCCGGTATCAATTTCCGGTTTCAGCATGATCAGACCCTTTCCTTCAGCCTGCGACAGTGTGCAATCTCACTGTCGCCAATGTTGCGAGCGGACCAGACGAACCCGTCCGGACCAGCGAAATAGGCGATTACCGCGTGACGGGTGAACGGGTGGCGGAACGAACGGGGCGCGCCGAATGTGCGACGTCGCCAAGTTCCCGGCCAGTTTGTCACTTCCCAAACGAAAGGCTTGTCCAACCCCATAGCCATGCGGTCAACGCGCCCCGTTTTGACGAGGTACAACGTAGCCTTACCCGTGGCGATCATGTCCCGTTCATCGTCGAGGGCGCAGCAATCGTAGCAAACCCGGACTCCGTCCTGTCGCGTGCCATAACCCGGCGCACCGCCAATCCGGATGAACGGCCCGCCACACTGGCCGCAATCAGGGTTGTGTTTGTCCAACATGAGCCAGACTCCCTTAGTAAATAGCGAACCCGTCACCCCAGCCGTCACCCTTCAGACCCGGAATGTCGAGAGACGCACACGGTCCGCGCGGATCGCCGCCAAGCCGGATTATCGCGGGCTTATCGTGCGGCCCGTTTGACGGAATCGTTTTCATCCAATCCGGATCTTTCGGACCGATAGCCTGGAGCGAGCGGACCGCAAGGCGCGCGTTAAGCCGGGCCTCCATCCGGTCAATCCGTTTGGTGCCACGCTCTTCCTGCGCTTCAGTCATAGCGTAGTTACAACGGGCTTCCTCCCAAGCCTTCGCGGTCCGCGCGGCGGAGTACAGCCGGACCGCCATATCAGCCGCACAATGCGGAGTCGCACACGGGTAATGCTGCGAAAGCAAAACCGCGATTTGAGCGGTACGCGCAGCGGACTCGTTGTTCATGTCTGATTCCCTTTGCTGATAACTGAACCCGTTTCCAGGTCGACCGTGTACCGCGCGCCCGTGCTGGGCATGTACGGTTGTCCGTCGACGCCGCGGTACGGGTGCGTCCTGACAATCTCAACCGTTCCATCTGGCATGTGATCCACCCGGAACGATTTGAGCGAGTCGCCCCAGAACCGCATGGTCGACGGGCTGAAAAAGTGAAAGCCGGCTTGCCGATTGAGATGAGCGATATCGGAAACCGTGTAGCGTCTGGCCATTTGGCGAACCCTTTCCCGTATTTCGTGTATCGCCTTGTTAACTGGTCCGGCCAGGCGGTGAAAGCTAAATCTTAGCCCGTCAAATCAACGCCGCGCGGTACCGTACACTAGGTTCCGCCATGGCCAGCTAGGCGACCAACCCGACCAACCCGACCAACCCGACCAACCCGACCAACCCGACCAACCCGACCAACCCGACCAACCCGACCAACCCGACCAACCCGACCAACCCGACCAACCCGACCACCCCGACCACCCCGAC